GTTTCCAGTCTTATTTTTTTTTATTTTATTCCATTTACATCTCCATAAAATCAGATATAAAAAATATGTGAAAATAAATAAAGAAATGAGGTAATAAAATGNCTCAATTACAACCTTTCGGAATTCATAATCATACTGATGCAAGTAATTTCCGACTCAGAGATTGCATAAATCGTCCAGAAGAACTTCTAGATTATGCTTTAGAACTTGGTTTGCCAGGTTTATGTATTACCGATCACGAAACATTATCTTCACATGTAAAAGCACATAGATATTTAGAAAGTAATCGAGACAAATTCGGTGAATTTTGTCTTGGTTTTGGTAACGAAATATACCTCGTAGATAAAAATGAAGTAGAAGAGAAACGAAAAGTTAATGATAAGATTTCATTCCACCATTTTATTTTAATTGCAAAAGATAATAAAGGATATGAAGGTCTTAGAAAGTTATCATCAAGAGCTTGGTACAATTCGTTTTTCTATCGAGGGATGGAGAGAGTCCCTACTTATAAAAACGAGCTAATGGCTCTTATGGAGGAATATCGAGGACATATTATTGCGACGACGGCGTGTGTAGGAGGAGAATTACCACAATTATTAATCAAATATCATGATGAGCCAACCAAGGAAAACAAGTTGAAAGTTCATAATTTTATTGTTTGGTTAAAAGGCGTTTTTAGTGATGATTTATATTTTGAGTTGCAACCATCCCACAACAGAGACCAAATTGTTGCTAATGAAATGCTTTTAAAAGTCTCAAAAGCATATGGGGTCAAATGTATTGTTTCAACTGATGCTCATTATCTAAATCGATCATATGCTCCGGCACATGAGATTTACCTTCGTGCCAGTGAAGGAGAGCGAGAGGTGGCTGAGTTCTATTCAACAACGTATGTAATGAACCGAGAAGAATTACTTGAATATTTCGACAAGGAACTTCTTGACGAGCTTATTAGAAACACTCATTTAATCATGGAAAAAATTGAACCAATTACTTTTAAGCAAGAAGTGAAAATTCCAAGAGCACATATTCCGGAATTTAAACTTAATCCTTTATTCGAACCATTTTATGACAAATATGAATACATCAAAAAGTACTCTGAATCTAAATATGAAGTTGATCGTTATTATCTTCACTTAATTGCAGAAGGAATGATCTCAAAAGGTGAAGAATTGAATGAAACAAATTTAAACAGAATTAACACTGAACTTAGTGAACTCTATCACATTACTGAAAAACTTAATCAACCAATGTCATCTTACTTTGTTTTAACAAAAGAAGTAGTTGATTTAATGTGGGAAGTATCGTTAGTTGGCGTTTCTCGTGGATCGGCAAGTTGTTTCTATTTGAATTATTTATTAGACATTGTTCAAATTAATCCTTTGAAATACAATCTTCCTCATTGGAGATTTTTGTCAAAAGAAAGGCCGGAATTCCCTGATATTGATTTAGACACAGAAGGGTCGAAACGATCAGAAATAATTTCTTTAACTAAGGAAACTTATGGAGAAGAAAATGTTTTAAACATGGGAACATTTACAACTGAAGGTACTCGATCAACAGTTCTTACTGCTTGTCGTGGATTAGGAATTGATAAAGATATTGCTCATAATATTGCAAATTTGATACCTACAGAAAAAGGTGGAATTTGGAGTTTAGATGAATGTTTTAATGGAAACCCAACCAAAGGAAAAAAACCAGCTAAAGATTTTATTGCTGAAGTAGAAAAATATGATGGATTAAAAGAAGCAATGTTGTCAATTGAAGGTCTAATTTCAGGTCGTGGTCAACATGCTTCAGGAGTTATTATCTTTCCAGATGGATATGTTACTCAAAATGCAATGATGAAAACAACATCTGGTTTGCCTATCACTCAATTTGATATGAACGATTCTGTTTATATGGGAGCTCTTAAACTTGATTATCTTTCAATCAATGCATTAGATAGAATTAGATCTGCAATAGACCTTCTTCTTGAACATGGGAAAATTGAATGGCAAGGAACTCTAAGAGAAACTTATAATAAATATTTCCATCCTGACGTACTTGAAATGGAAGCTCCAGAAATGTGGGATATGTTGTTTGAAGGACATGTTTTAAATGCTTTCCAATTTGAAACAGCAGTTGGACAACAAGCTTTAATTAAAATAAACCCAAGAAACTTTGAAGAACTATGTGCTGGTAACTCCTTAATGAGATTGAGTGTATCAGATGGTGAACAACCAATTGATAAATATATTCGATTTAAGAATGATATTAGCTTGTGGTACAAAGAAATGGATGAAGCTGGTTTAACTAAAGAAGAACAAAAAGTATTAGAAGATTTACTTCTTGATCGATATGGAATCTGTGNTACACAAGAATTTCTCATGCAGCTTGCCATGAGTCCAAAAATTTCAGGTTTTACCTTAACACAAGCAAATAAATTTCGTAAAGCTGTCGCTAAGCAAAACAAACAATTAATTGAAGAACAAAAACAAATATTCTATTCTCAGGGTGAAAAAATCGGAACTCGAAAAGAATTTCTTGATTATGTTTGGAACAAAGAATTAAAACCTCAGTTCGGCTATTCATTTTCACTCCCGCACATTGCTGGGTATACATTAATTTTGATGATTGAGATGAATATTTGTTATCGATTTGGTCCAGTTTGGTGGAAGACAGCTTGTTTGTCAGTAAATTCTGGTCTACTTGGTAATAGTTCATCTGGAACAAATTATGGAGCTATTGCTAAAGCAATTGGAGATATGAAAGGTGATATTCTTCCTCCAGATATTAATTTATCAAATATGGGATTCACTCCATTAGAATCTGAAGGAAAAATCTTGTTTGGACTAAAACCAATTTCTGGCATTGGAGTAGATGATATTGAAGAGATCATACAAAATCGACNATTTAAAAGTTTTGAAGATTTTTATGAACGAATGATTAAGACTAAGATTCTTTCAGAAGCTAAAGGTGTAACATTAATTAAAGCTGGATGCTTTGATAAATTCAATCCAGATAGAAGACAATTAATGATTGAGTATGTGAAATTAATAACTCCAAAACGAGAAAAACTCACAATGGTTCAATTTCCATTAATTTCTCATTTAGTAGACAAAAAGAAATTTTCTAAGGAGTTAGAAATTTATGAATTTAGGCAAAAGATTCAAGGACGAAATAAAGTCCCTATGAATAAAGAAATCGAAAACCAATTTATCAAAAACTATTCAGATAAAGTCAAATATGACTTTGTTGATGGTCAACTTAAAATTGATGAAAAAAGTTGGAATAAGTTCTATGGAAAAGAAATTGAAAAACTGAAAGAATGGGTCAATTCACCTGAAGCTGCAGAATTATTCAATAAAGTAAAGATGCAAGAATTCTGGAAAAAGAATTGTCTAGGAACAGTTGAATCGTGGGAAATGGAAACAAACTTATTCTATTCTGATAAACATGAATTAGATTATATGCCAATTGAAAAGTACTTTAATATTGTAGATTTTGAAAAATTGCCAAAAGAGCCAGTTATAACTGGTCATAAAAGTTATAGAGGAAGAAAAATTCCTCAATTCAAAATTGATGTTATAGCAGGGACAGTTGTAGATAAAAACAAAGGAAAATCTCTAGTTTATGTTTTGACTACTACAGGAGTCGTAACTGTGAGATTCTCAAAAGGACAATTCGCTTATTATAATAAAAAGATAGTTCGTGTTAATGGCAAAGAAAAACAAGTATTAGACGATAGTTGGTTTAATCGTGGAACTATCTTAGTTCTTGTAGGTTTCCGAAGAGGAAATGAATTCATTCTAAGAAAGACAGGCAGCCAATTTAATCACACAACAATGAAAATACTCGGATACAACAAAGAAAAATTATACCTTCAAATGGAAAAAGTCAAGGAGTAATATCTCTAGATTTTTATTTAAAAAAATATGCAATAAATTATTTACATTTTTATTTAAGCAGATATATATAATATGAGTTAAATAAAAAATTATTTAAAAAAATACATTAACCAGGAGGAATTTAACTATTATGTCTCTTCAATTTATGATTGATTCTCAACTTAAATTTCAAAAACATATAGGTTATGATTTAGATTCTATGGACTTAAAAGAACGAGCCAAATATATAAAAGAACAATCTCTATGGGCTACTGATGAACTTCATGAAATGATTCATGAAGTTCCGTTTGCTAAAGATTGGTCCTCAAAGTATTCAAAATGGGAACCAGAAAAGCTCGAAATTCAAATGAAATTATCAAAAGAAGAATATATTGACTTCCTTCATTTTGCTATAAATGTTGGTTTAGCTCTTGGTTTTCGAAATGAAGAAGAAATTATTAAGATGTATATTTCTAAAAACAAAATCAACTATGAAAGGCAAGAAAATGGATATTAAAAATCAGATTGTTACTTGTATGTAAATTCTTTTAATTCTTATTGATCGGGGGCATTTAATTATGAGAAAAATGGATGAAATGATTATTGTTGCACCACGTTCTAAAGTTTTTGGTAACGAAAAACTTTCATTCCAAGGAACTCTTCAAGATAAGACAGTAAATAAAATTATTAAAAATATTTCAAATACTTATGAAGTAATGAGGCGTGGAGATGCTGAGGAAAATGAAAAATTTAAACAACCTATTCCTTATGCTGTTATAAAGCGAGGGGATGAAGTATTTGTTTATGAAAGATTAAAAGGTGCGGGAGAAAAAAGATTGCATAGNAAACTTTCAATTGGTGTTGGTGGTCACATGAATGAAGTTCCAGGAGAAAAAGATTTTAGTAAAGTTCTATACAAGAATCTTTTACGAGAAATTGAAGAAGAATTGATTATTGACAATAAAGAATTTAAAGTGGCTCCAATTGGACTTATTAATGATGATGAAGATGAAGTTGGACGAGTTCATATTGGAATATTGGTTTCAATTGAGGTTCCAGAAGGTACGGATGTTCAAGTTCGTGAAACTGAAGAACTTCAAGGGCAATTCCTTCAAATTGAAAAGTTAAAACAGAGGAAGTTCTATGAAAGACTAGAAAATTGGTCAAAAATTGCTATTGATATTTTATAATCAGGAAGATTTTCTTCCTGATTAATTAATTATTAATCGGAGGATTGATTATGATTAAAATTACTTACATTTATAAAGAAGGTAGTTTAATTGCTCCATTCTTAGATCGGCAAATTGATGAAGCTAATTTAGAAGGTTATGAAATTGAAAGAATAAAACTTAATGATGAAGTTGCTGAAAAATATCAGCTTGTAAGATGGCATACTATTATTTTTTCAGATAAAAAAGGAAATGAACTTTTAAGATACAATAAAGCATTTGATTCTAAAACTCTCGAAGATTTATTACATGAAGCAAAAGGAATATTATCAAATAGATTAAAGGGTGATTTCTTATGATTTATGTCTTATTAGGTCCAACTTGTTCTGGTAAGTCTACAACTCTAAAGCAACTTGTTGATTTTGGTTATGAACCTATTATAACTTATACAACTCGGCCAAAAAGAAAAAATGAAGTAGATGGAAAAGATTATTATTTTATTTCAGAAAGGCAATTTAATCACTTAGACAAATTCAATTTATTGATAGCAAAAAATACATTTAAAAATGCTTTTGGAACAGAATGGCATTATGCTATCAATCGACAAGATGTTGATTTAACTAAAGATTTGGTAGTAATTACTGATCCTAAAGGCTATCGAGATTTAGTTAAAACCTTTGGAAAAGAAAATGTAACAAGTATTTACTTGAATACAAACTATGAAATTAGANTTATTCGTGGATTGAACAGACAAGACCAAGTAAATGAGTTGTATAGAAGATTGAATTCTGATGAAGAAGATTTTAAAGGGTTTGAAAAAGAAGCTGATTATATAATTACTGAGATCACCAGAGTTGGTGTTCTGAATGAAGTTCTAAAAATAATTTATGGAGGTAAGAAAACTTGAAAAAACTAGTACTAACTTCTCCTTTGCCGCCATCAGTAAATAATTACTTAAACTATAGAATTTCTAGAAGAGGAAATAAAAGATTTGTTCAAGCTTATCCATCAGAAGAAACAGTCTCTTATAAATCTTTTTTTGTTGATTATGTAAAAGACCAAATACAAGAACAGAATTGGAAAAGACCTGAAAAAGGAAAACAAGTTTATGTTAAATTAACATTCTTTTTGGATAGGAAAAGAAAAGATGTCAATAATCTTCTTAAAGTCCCTTTTGATGCTTTAACTGAGGCTGGAGTTTACTTTGATGATGATATAGCTTTGCCTATTGCAAAAAGAATTTATATTGATTCTAATAATCCAAGAATTGAAATTGAAATATCTGAAAGTGAAGCTATTGGTGTTTTTGATAATCAAGAAGAATTTGAAAAATTCGTGGAAAATAACTGCAAACTTTGTAAAAAAGATGAAAATAAATGCACAATATTGAAAAGATTATTAGATAATAGAATTATTCCAGAAGTAGAAAATGGAGTTTGCACCAAAAAGAAATAACGAAAGATAAATGTCAGTATATAGTGATTTATTTACCAATAATCATTATATGCTGATATTTTTTTATAAATTGATGATAAATAATATGAAAGAAAACAAAAACTAATAGTTAAATAGTAAAATTTTGTCTTTTTTAGCTTAATTGACAATCTTTGTATCTCCATAATTTATTCATAAATTTATATAAAAAAAGTCTAGGAATAATTTGTCTTCTTTGGTATAATATCTTTTGCTTCTTATTTCTTCACTATAATAATCATGTTTATATCATGATCTTTTATCTTTTTCTTTCCTATTTTAACTATTCTTTAAGTTTTTTAAGTTAATTAAAAGCCTTTAAAAATTGTGGCTATTTTGCTAGTTTATTAGTAAAATTTTCACAGGAGGTTTGTCACAGATCTCAATAAAAACATGTATAATAATTTTTTTAAAACGTGGAAGATGGTTTGGTTATTCTTAGTCATATCTTGAATATTACGAAAAAATCAAATAGAAGAAAGTTGATCTCATAAATCCAGTTGTTTATTGACAAATTTGTTGAAAATGAAAAAA